TTGTACGTTTTCATTGGCAGTCTTAATACCGTCAATTTTATATGTTTCAGCTTGTATTGAATCTTTAGTAGATTTAATTTCTGCTTTTAATTTTTCAGCCTTTTCAGATAATAGTGTAATACCCAACAGTTGTTCAATCACTTCACGCTGATCAGCAGCCTTCATAGATAAAAACGGTTCAGTATATGTGTTTAAAGCTACTAGATGCTTGAACATAGTATGGCTCATGCCCAGTAATTCTTCAATAGTTTTCTGAGTTTCTCTACTATCGCCTTGACTTTCGTCTTCGTCTTTAGCTTTTTGTTCTTGATCGTTGACAAACAATCGTAAAATATTAGGCTTACGGCCACGCTCAATTCTAAATGCTTGCCCGTTAACTTCAAATTCTACAGTAACCAATAGATGTTTAGCATTAGTCTTGTTAATTAAATTCTCTTTACGGATATTGGTCAGTGCCTGTCCGTACAATGCGTAGCTCAACGCATTGATAATAGTAGTTTTACCAGTGCCGTTGCGGCTTCCGCTGTCGTCACCACCTAGATCGACATTCTCACCTAGTACAAGAGTAAGGTGTTCTTTGTCAAAATTAACAGCCTGTGTTTGATTTCCTACAGATAGAAAGTTCTTAACAGTGATATTTTTAATTTTAAATGTCATAGGTTATTGTAAATTTCAAGTAAAGTTGATTTATCAAATGAATCCGACTCGATATTAACCAATTGTTCAGTTACAATTTGATCTACACTTTCAAATTTTGCATCAGTCTGGTCTTCGATTAGAATATCTACGTTGTCTTTGTCTTGAATAAGACTGATTTCTCTAACGTCATGTTCTTTAACAAATGTTTCCTTGATAAAATTAGCTTCTTCAAAACTGATATCAATATCAAGATTAACTTTGAGATACATTTTACTTTTCATTAATGTATCTTTTTCTTCAATTAATCTGCTGAGTTTTAGACTTCTAAACTTAGGAGCATCGGGCCAATTGCGATACTGCGGCACACCGCCCCATTCCATAAACATCATACCGCGTTCATCGTCCCATGTATCTGCAAAATTGTGTGGAAATGCGTTGCCGATATAGACGACATTACCGTTATGTTGACGCTTATGAAAGTGTCCGCTGAATACATATTCGGGACTAGATAGATCGCCACGCTGTAATTCACCGTGATCTGGCATCTGTACCATGGCGTTCATATAAAAACTAGGTAATTCAAAGTGTCCAAATACATATCTCGACTTCAAATCTTTCATTGATTTCCATTCATCACCTACTAGCCAAGGAACTAGGGTAACATCATCAAGAGTTGTAACACGGTCTACAACCGTAACTCCTGGAATGTGCCGACCAAAGGCACTGGAATGAATGTCACGCTTGTCCTTATAAAATAGATCGTGATTACCTGGAAACCAAAAGAATTGATCAAATGCCGCACCAAGTTTTTCTAAACACCTTAGACTAGAATCTAGGGTAGTTAAATTGATAGTATTTCGATTATGATGCCAGTCGCCAAGAAATATACAGGTATCGCAACCTTCTTTCTTGGCTTCTGTGATAAACCAATCTACAAAATCTTCACAATCTTGATTATGTGTGCTGCTATTTGATTTTAATCCGAAATGTATGTCTGTGAAACATGCAACTTTTTTAAACAAGGGCATTAATTAGAGTCTCCTACTTGAACAGTATAGCAAAATGTGTTATACAGATCAAGCCCCGTCCTCTTCTTCGACGTCCGGTTCTTCTGATTTCGGTAATTTAAAGTTTTTATACAGTTCGGCTTGACGTGCAGTTTCTTCGGCAAACTCATCGCGGCTTTGTCTAGTCATACTCGGAGTAAGTCCGTGCGACTCTAACATGTCGTCTCGGATGTTTTGCATTTTCTTTTCAATGTTAAGCACTCGAGTAAATGAATTTGTCACTGCGGCCGTATAGTAAGCAAACGGGTTTTCTGATTTTGATTCGTCAAACTGCAATCCAATTTGACTTAACTGTAGGATAGCCTGTCCACGCATCTCATCATTGTAGGTATATCCTCGCCAGTTAGATCTTTGAGCATATCTTTCTGAAAGTTTAATAAACATCTTTCCAAGATTCTCAGTTATTCGTCCATGATCTTTGTTAAAGTGCCCAGTAACTAAATCACCCTTCCAATGACTTTTACCAACACAGATAAGCTGATCAGTATCGTCAAACTTCCAATGCTGGAACGGCGGAAAGTTTACTTTGTCGTGACTGTCTGCTGTGGTCTTGGTTGTCTTCTTGCGTCCTGGCGCTAGTGGTATATGATCAAATGTCATAATTCGAAACACTAGATCTATTTTTTGTATAGTTTTGTAATCCGGTGTAACTTCTGCTAGTTTGATTTTTTTATCACCGTCTAATCTTGCACGATTAAAAGCCTGTAAACCTAATCGTTTAGCACGAATCCGTTTAGCTTCAGCAACTGTTCTAATATTAATTTTATCTAAGTTAGTTAGAATAATATCATGCTGTCCGTATTCAGGTTTGGTAAACACGCTGAATGTGTTTTTACTTTTGTGTATTTCAGAGAGTAAATCTCTATTATTTAAATATCGGACTTTGCGTCCAGTGGGGGCTATTACTGTGGCCATATTTGATACGGTCTCCTTTTGAGTAGTGTAACATTTTCACAACACTGTTGTCAACCATTAAAAACTGTGGTTTATTTATTGGGTAAATAAGCTATAAGGAAATAACTATGGCATTAAGATCCGACGAAGCAGCTAGTCTTAAAAATGAAGTTGAGGGATACGGTAATCAGGCTGAAGCTTCTAAATTTGGTGTCTTAAAAGCACAACGAAAACTAGCGGAAGCAAATGCAGCCGGCGATACAGCCGCTGCCGCAAGGTGGCAGGAAAGTCTTGATTTTAATCGACAAAACATCATAGACAACGAAGCTAAAAAAGCAGAAGGCGAAAAACAGTTAGCTGAATATAATAATCAACCAACTATACCTTCTGCCAAAGACGCCGAGACTGCTCAAAAATACGAGGACTCTACTAGAGTCCCTGATCCTGCAACAGCAGCCCCCTCATCTGATCCTGCGAATCCCAATGCACCGACAATTGAACAGACTAATAAAAGTGTGTTATCAGCCATTACAGGTTCTGATTCTGATGATAAAAAAGCCAGTCGTCTGCCGTCAAATATTGGACCGGGTGCAGTAACTAAAAATTCTGCACCTGCTGCGGCGGCCTGGGCTGGTGCAAAAGATCTGAGAGTATTTCTTCGAGTTCCTAATTCTTATCTAGTCGGCCCTTCTGAAGATAAGATAGGATACCCCTTGTTAAAAGATCTTGGCGGAATCATGTTCCCCTACACGCCTCAGATCACCTATGAAAGTGCCGCTGCTTATACAGCAGTTAATCCTGTTCACAGTAACTATACACAACAATTTTATAAGAACAGCAGTGTTGGAAACATTAGCATCTCTGGAAAATTTACAGTACAGAATCAAAAAGAAGGTGCAATATACTGTGCAATAATTAATTTATTAAGGTCGTTGACAAAAATGCGTTGGGGCGAATACGATGCTAATGCCGGAGCACCACCACCAGTTTGTAGATTAGATGCATTTGGTGATTACATGTTAAGCAATGTTCCTGTAGTAGTTACCAGTGTTAAATTTGAGATGCCCGATACTGTAGACTATATTCAAGTGCCCATGTACAAAACTACTCTAGTACCTACAATTTCTACTATTACACTAGGCTTGGCAATAATGTACAGTCGAAGAGAAACACAAGATTTTAATGTCGACGACTTTATGACAGGAAAATTAAAAGGACAAGGATATCTATAATGTACTCTAAAACTAGCCCTTATTATACTACTACTGACAACGGATCGTATCTTGAAATTTTAGACTTAAGAGACCTTCCAAATCAAGTTGACGATATACTGTTTACAGTCACACAACAATATACTCATCGTCCTGATCTTTTAGCCTATGACCTTTACAATGATGTTAACTTGTGGTGGGTATTTGCTGTAAGAAATAAGAACGTTATTAGAGATCCTGTGTATGACATGGTAGCAGGACAAAAAATTTATCTGCCAAAACTCAGCACAATTACTTCTGCCCTAGGATTATAAAATGGATGATTCTAATACAGCAGTAGTTAAATCTCCTTATGCTAGTCAAGCCGCAGGTGCGTATGGAAGATCCTCTACAAATAATGTTCCTCGTTCCGATGAATCACAAGGAACTTTAGCTGAAAATATTGTCACAGCAAAAAGAGAAGCTCCTGGAGAGAAGGAGAATATTTTAAACGATTACAGATCTACAGTATGCCATTTTACTCTTGCAGCTTTAACTCCTGACGATTTAAAAAATCCTGCTAGATATAGAGACTCAAAATTAAAATATGTGATTGCTACATCAAAAGGTAAAGGACCTAATGCAATATCTCCAGCAGTTGAAGGAATCGCTATATCAAAACTTGCAGTTGAAGAAGTTGACGGAGTTGCGTCTGTTAATACTGTATCAGCAATTGATAAAAGTGATACTAAAACTGTAGAAGAATTTAACAAAGTTAGTCCTGGTAGATTTGATCTTTTTATTGATGGAGTTGAAGTAAATTCGGTGATAGCACCAAATGAAAAAACTGGTCCTGCATTGACTACAGGTATTACTTTTGAAATTTTTGAACCTTTAAGTATTAACGGATTTATTGAAGCACTGCACGTTGCATCTAGGGCCGCAGGATGGACAGGATATTTAAATGCCTGTTTTCTTTTAAAAATTGAATTTATAGGTTATCCCGATACTAGCAAACAGCCTATAGCAGAAGCAGAAACAATAAATGCTACCCGTTATCTTCCTCTAAAATTAACTGGTGTAGAAATGGATGTTTCCGAAAACGGCACACGATATCGTTGCAAGGGAGTACCTTATAATGAGTTTGGGTTTTCTAATCCTAACAAGATTTATACAGATATTTCTTTTCACGGTACTACGGTAAAAGAAGTTTTAGAAAATCTTTTTAAAGGGTTAAACGCAAGTGTAGTTGAACGAAGTATAAAAGAAAAAACTCGAGAAGCTGCCAAAGTAGTTGATCAGTATGAAATATATTTTCCAGCTATGCCCCAACCTGGCAAATCATTAGATACTTCTCCCAACGCACCAGAAAACGCAATTTCTAAAGCACGTATTAACAATAATTTACAATCAAATGTTGTTTATAAATTTCCACCAATTGAAGAAACACCTGGCGCTACGAGTTTAGGAGAAACACAACGACCTGCGGGAGGATTGGGTTCTGCAAGGTTGTTTAATCGATCAACAGTTAACGCTGATGGCAGGGCCAATGTATCTACAGATCCAAGAGTAATCCAAGATACTGATGCAAGATTTGATCCAACTATAGCACAAATCCAATTTGCCGCAAATGCTAACATACACGAAATTATCGAAGCAGTAATCAGAGATAGTCTATACTGGAAAACTATTTTAACTGACATTGACACAGCAATAAAAGGCGACCAGATGGTAGAGTATTTTCAAATAACAATCAATACTGTGCCTACAGAAATGGATACAACATTTAATCAACAGAGATTCAAATATCAGTATATAGTTGTCCCCTACAAAGTACATTTTTCAGTGCTGCCTGGACAGGCGTACAATAAATTTGATGCTAAAAAAATGCAGACTTATGTTAAAAGAACATACAATTACCTTTACACCGGTAAAAACGTTGATGTTTTAAATTTCAAATTAAATTTTAACAATTTATTTTATCAGGCAGCTAATCCTAAAATGGGTAATACATCTTTATCAGGTACTGCTAATGCAGGTGCAGCCTCAGCAGATCAAGAAATTACGGCAAGATTAAATGCAGGAAAATTAGCATCGTCAGAAATTAATGATAGACCTCAGACTTCTGCAGATGAGGAAGCTAGTTCTGATACTGGTAGAGGAAATACTTTTCAAACCGATCCCTACTATCAGATTGCCTATGCTGCTCACAAAGCTATTTTAGAAAGTGTTAACTTATTAACAGGAGAATTAGAAATTCTAGGAGATCCGTTTTTCCTATCAACAGGCGGCATGGGAAATTATACTCCGTCGTTAAAAGACCCTGCAATAACTACATTAGGTGAAGCAAATCCAACCAACGGACCTGTGGTGATACAATTAAATTTTAGAAACCCTATAGATATTGATCCTCAAACAGGACTAGCTATGTTTTCTAAAACTAATGTTTCTTTTAGCGGAGTATATCAAGTTAGAAACTGTCGAAGTACTTTTAAAGACGGCACATTTAAGCAAAGATTAGACCTATTTAGATATACCGGTCAAATAGAAGACGATAAAAATCGTAAAGATACAATTACTGCCATCGGATTCGAGCAATCAGATAAACCAGGTGAACAAAAAATTATTGATACAGCACCTGTAGATGTAGCAAGGGCAGGAGTTCAACCAAACGATTTACAACTATATAATTTACTTGAACGGGGTCTTCCAAGTTTAGGATTACCTGGCGACGGCGCTAATCTTGCAGGCACGTTGAAGAAAGTCAGCGGAGCTCTTGGACCGAGTGCTTCTCTGCTTAATCAAATAGGAGATAATATAGGATTATCTGTGGGCAGCAGTCTTTCGGGCCTAGACCCATTAGCTAAAGGAATTCCTATCAGCACAGAGGGATTGGCCAGCCTTGGACTTAAATTGCCGGCATCAGCTTCGATGATGAATCGAGTTAGTGATACACTTAATGGAATATTGCCCGGTCCTTCTGGGGATATACTAAGTTCAACCATGGGAGAATCTGCAGGAAATTCTATCGGTAGCTTAATGGCTGCTACACAAAATTTAAATCTAGAGTCTTCACCTAATATGAAAAGTTTATTAGCAGCCGGCTCCGGCCTTTTAGATAATCCTCGTCAATCTGCATTGAATTTTAAGGCATCTGCAGATGCTCTAGGCGGCGAAATAAAAGATAAAATTGGTAATATTAATTCTTACGGTCTTCCTAAAGATACATCAACACCCGGTGCTAGTTTAACTGAAGGACAACGGGCTGCGATAATTGCTGATGCAAAAGCCAAAGGAATTCCAACTGCACAAGCGTTAAGAAATGCTGATATTTTTGGCGTTAATTTGCCAGGACAGGCATCAAATGCCGCAGCTATATATGCAAAATTAGGCATTGATCCTCAGCAATTATCCGGCCTAGCAGCTAATATAGATAGTAATATTGCCCCTCAAATGAAAGCTATTGCTGAAGAAGTTCCTAATAATGTTAATCTAAAAGCAATTAGAGAACAGGGTATTATTATGGGCAATCTAGCAGTAGACACGTTAAAGAATCTACCAGCAGTGCCTCCCAAACTCACAGCTCCTTATGCCCAAGTTCCTACTAGAAGTTTTTCATCAGAATTAACTCCTGCACAAAGAAGTGCAGTGATAGCTGATGCTACTGCTAAAGGAATCCCAGTTGATCAAGCACTTCGAAATGCAGGATTATTTGGAATAAATGTACAAGGGCTGACTTCAACCGCTCAAAGATTAGCTAACGGTGATCCTTATGCTAATCTTACACCTATACAGATAAAAGCTCTAGGTAATGCAGATCCCACCGATCCTTATATACGTGCTAGATTAGGAATAGCACCATTAGCAGGAACAAAACCGTTGCCAGGATCTGGTAATCTAGCATCTCTCTCAGCACTGGGGCTTGGTAGCATTGATCAATTAGCAGGCAAGTTATCTTCAGTACAGGGAGAATTGAGCAATTTTATTCCTAGATCTGCTTCTATTAATGATGTTAATGCCGGAATACAAAATCCTCTCGGAGGCATAGGATATAGATCTGCTGCTAATTTTTCAGGAGCAGGATCGGTAGAAGGTGCATTAGCCGGAGTTCAGAAGGCATTAGGAAACCCTGGTTCTGATATTACACAACTAGGTAATTTAGGAAAAAGTGTTACTGAACAGTTTGGCAGTTTAGCAGGCACCATAGGAACCCCTTTAGATAAATTAATGAATCAAACACTACAAAAACTTGGCGATCCCAATGCCCCAGCATACAAAGGCACTGATCCTATTGTGAGAAGAAGATTAGGCCTACCACCAATAGAAAGTTAAAAAATGTCAGTATTTAAAAGACGAACAGCAAAGTTTCCGCATCCTGGTCCCTGGGTGGGAGTTGTAACTAACTACTTGGATCCTGCCCGCATGGGCAGTTTAGAAGTAATATTAGCCAAGTCGACCACAGGCGAACTTACACTACAAAATGAAACAGTGATTGTCAAACACATGACTCCCTTTTACGGAGTTAGCTCAATCAAATATGAAGGTACTAACTCTGCAGATTTTGAAGATGTACAAAAAAGTTACGGTATGTGGTTTGTTCCGCCAGACGTTGGTACAACAGTTATCTGCATGTTCATTGATGGAGATCCTAATGACGGGTATTGGATCGGGTGTGCTCCGTCTAAATTTCAAAATCACATGGTTCCAGGAATTGCAGCCAGTCAAAATGTTGCTATAACTGCTGAACAAGAAAGAAAATATGGTACAAGAAATTTACCAGTAGCAGAATTTTTAAAGAAAGGACGAAATTTATCCAATCCTCGTCCTGATAGTTTTACAAAACCAATACATCCTTTTGCCGATAGACTACTAGCACAGGGGCTATTGACAGATACTATCCGCGGTATTACATCCAGTAGTGCCCGTCGAGATTTACCCAGTGCGGTATTTGGTATATCAACTCCCGGCCCTATTGATCCTAACAGTAAAAAAGGATATGTAGGATACTCTAATGTAGCCACAGCTCCTACTAGTAGATTAGGTGGTACAACATTTGTCATGGATGACGGAGATAAAAATGGTCAGAACGAACTTGTAAGAATTAGAACACGGACTGGACATCAAATTTTAATGCATAACAGTCATGATTTGATCTATATTGCCAACAGTAAAGGCACCGCATGGATTGAATTGACCAGTAACGGTAAGATAGATATCTACGCCGCAGACAGTGTTAGTATACATACTGAACAAGACTTTAACTTTCGTGCAGATAGAGACGTTAATATAGAAGCAGGAAGAAATATGAATATATCAGTTGGCGGTAACATGCAAACTGATGTAGTAGGAAATCATACGTTATTAGTAACAAAGAATGGATTTATCACTTATTCTGGAGCTCTTAATCATAGTGTAGACTCTGATGCTACTTATTCGATAGGTAAAACTCTACATATAGGTGCCGGCTCTGATATTTTTCAAACAGCTACCCGAGACTTTCATACCTATGCTGGTCGAGACTCTTACACATTTACCACTAGTAAATTACATTTAAAATCAGGACTTGACATGTATCAACAGTCTGGTGCAAGTTTTAATGTTAAAGCTACAGGAAATTATCTTGAAACTGCGGCCCGTATTGATATGAACGGACCAACGGCTGCTAGTGCTGTCAATGCTACTGCATCTAATTTTGCTGAAATTCCATCGGCTTTGCCTAAATTTAAATTGCCTAATAGAAATAAAGAAGCTGGTTGGGATGACGGTAAATTTTATAAAGATCAAGACATAACTTCTATAATGAAACGTGTGCCCACACACGAACCCTGGGATCATCACGAAAGTATTAATCGTGAGCAATATGCCGGACCGCAAACAGATGTTGAAGCACCTGTATCAAATCCTGGAACAGTAGCCAATCCAACTTCTGGAACAGCAGCTAATCCTAATCGAGGCCCAGCAACATCAGCAAACCCTAATCCTCCAAATTATAACAGAACTGATATGCCCACTGACTGGACAAAAGATCTTCCGTTCTATAAGAAAGTTAAAGAAGTAGCTACAGAATTAAAATGTTCGCACATTGATCTATTAGCCTGTATGGCGTTCGAAACAGGAAGAACAATGGATCCTGCAATACAAAACAGTATCGGTGCTACTGGATTAATACAATTTATTAGACCAACTGCTATAGGTCTTGGCACAACAACAGATCAATTAAGAACAATGACACGAGTGCAACAAATGGATTGGGTATTAAAATACTTTAAAGCAGGTCCTATTAGAAAACTATCATCAGTTACATTAGAAGATCTTTACATGGCTATCCTTTGGCCAGCCGCAGTAGGTAAGCCAAATGACTATGTTCTATTTGCAAGTCCGTCTAAGGCCTATGAGCAGAATAAAGGCCTTGATATTAACAAAGACGGAAACATAACTAAAGCTGAAGCAGCCGGTAAAGCTAGAGCTCAGATAAGTTATATTAGAACACAGTTGTTAAAAATCCCAGACGAGGGGGGTGTATGGAAAGATAGTAGTGGAAATGTTATTAGAGACGGTAGCGGAAATGCTGTAAGATACGGACCATTTCCACCTAAATAAATACTGTCATGGCTTACAAAAATACAATCATTACACCCCCAAATGTAGACAACGTAACTACTCAACAAAGAAGTCAGTTTTATAAAGGCTTTAGTACAGTAGATGAAACTACTACTAATGTTAAGCTATATGACTACGAGTTAATTAAACAAGATATTTTAAATCAGTTTAATACTCGCAAAGGTGAGCGTGTAATGAATCCTGAGTTTGGGTCGATAATTTGGGATTTAATCTATGAGCCCCTTACACCTGTGGTAAAACAACAGATTGCAGCCGACATTGATAGAATATTAAATCTAGATCCTAGAGTAGTCCCTACGCTGATTAACATCGTCGAGCAAGACTACGGATTTTTAATTGAGCTTACTCTGTCCTATCGAGGAACAGATGTTAGCGATAATATGATATTGTCATTTGATAAACGTGTCGGACTAGCCGGCTAATAAACTACGCAGTTTATTATTAAAATAAATATGCTATAACTGGATAAGATATGATTCCGTCAACAAATTCTAAATTACTTGTAGCCGAAGATTGGAAAAAAGTATACCAATCGTTTAAAAATTCTGATTTCAAAAGCTATGATTTTGAAACTCTACGTAGAACAATGATTTCGTATCTACGTGAAAAGTACCCAGAAGATTTTAACGACTATATTGAATCTAGTGAATTTATTGCCTTAATTGATCTAATTGCATACCTTGGACAAAATTTAAGTTTCCGCGTTGATCTTAATGCACGTGAAAACTTTTTAGAAACTGCACAGCGCCGAGACAGTATTTTACGACTAGCACAGTTGATTAATTACAATGCTGCCAGAAATACACCTGCTAATGGACTACTAAAATTAACAGCAATAACAACTACTGATAACGTATTTGATGCCAACGGTAGTAACCTTGCCAATGCAATTATCGCATGGAACGATACTAGTAATTTAAATTGGTATCAACAGTTTATCACAGTTCTAAATTCAGCGATGCCGGGCAATGTTACATTTGGTAAACCCTACGGTAAAAAACTAATCAGTGCAATTCCCACAGAGCAATACAAGATAAATTCAGCCAACACCGATGTACCAATTTTTTCATTCTCTAAAACAATTGGCGGTATCTCTATGCCTTTTGAAATTACTAGTTGTGAATTTACAGGTAAAGAATATATCTACGAATCTGTACCTAAGCCCGCCGATCAATTCAGTATGTTATTTAGAAACGATTCAAAAGGCAGTGCTAGTGCTAACACAGGATTCTTTGCCCATTTTAGACAAGGTACATTAAATCTAACTAGTTTTAGTATCGATGCACCTGTACCTAATGAAATTGTTGGAGTTAACGCTAGTAATATTAATGACAGCGATGTGTGGCTATGGCAAATTGATGCTAATGGTAATTACTCAACAAATTGGACCAAGGTAACCAATGTTGTTGGAAACAATGTTATCTATAACAGTCTTAATAACGATCAAAGAAATATTTTTGCAGTAACTACTAGAGAAAACGATCAAATAGATTTAAATTTTGCAGACGGATTGTTTGGTAATTTACCTAAGGGTAATTTTGTATTTTTCTATAGACAAAGTAACGGTTTAAAATACAGCATTAAACCAGAACAAGTTAATGGAGTTCAAATACAAGTTCCGTATTACAATAAGTCTGGTCAGCGACACACGCTCACAATGACATTTAGTCTTCAGTATACTGTGTCTAATAGTGAATCTACTGAGTCTGATATTGATATAAAACTAAAAGCACCACAGGCTTACTATACACAAAATCGTATGGTAACAGGTGAAGATTATAATATTGCTCCGTTGACCGCAGGTGCAGATATAGTTAAAGTGAAAACCGTTAATAGAATTGCCAGCGGAGTTTCTAAATATTTTGAACTAAGCGATGTCAGCGGAAAATACTCTAGCACCAATATCTTCGGCAGCGACGGAGCACTATATCAAGACAACACAGAACTAACATTTGACTTTTCATTTACTAACAAAAATGAAATTTATGCAGCGATCATAAATCAAATGGTTCCCATTGTTGAATCGACTAGTATGAGAAATTTTTATCTTAGAAATTGGGCAAGACCTCAATTATTAGATCCTAAAGTTTACTGGCAACAGGTAACAAAGTCTACTAATCAGACAACTGGATATTTTAAAGATGCATTAGATACTCCTTTACAGACAGGAATATTTTCATCAAATAATTTAACTTATGTTAGACCTGATAGTCTAATAAAATTCGTCCCACCGGACGGGCAGTACTTCCTACCTAACGGAACATTGACATCGACACAAGATTCAACTACCCGCAATTTTCAATGGACTAAGACTGCATTGGTTATAGGAGATGGTGCTTACGGCGGACTTGGCAAACTACCTGACGGCACTGGACCAGTTATTTTAACTCAATTTGTTCCAACTGGCGCAATTGCAAAAGAAATTATTCCACCGTTTGACACAGTCTTTAGCTATACACTTCAAACAGATGTTGTAAATCTTTGTTTATCAAAACGTAATTTTGGTTTAAGTTTTGCTCTTGACACTAGACAATGGTACATTATAACTGATACTAATTTAAATTTAAACGGCGATTTTTCTATAGTATATCAGAAAGACGTTACAAATAATAATAAAGACGCCAGCTGGTTATTTGCATTTGAATGGACAGGTCTTGGATATCAGGTAAGATATAGAGTTACTGATTATATTTTTGAAAGTGAAAATGAAACAGCATTTTACTTTGATACTACTTCTAAGAATTTTGATTTTGTTAAAAATACAGTGGTTAAAGATCAAATTAAAATTCTATCAACAAACCCTGCACCTGCTAGTTACTACGGAAACGCGGTACTGTCTATCAATACAAATAGTGCAGGAAATGTCACTGGGTTTAATATAGAAAACAGAGGATCGGGATTTGTAACAACTCCTAATATAACAGTATCGTTACCGGGCACTAGTGGATATTTTATTCCTTTATTAAAGAATGGCGGAATATCTGAAGTTGTAGTTGTAAATTCTGGATCAGGTTATAGCTCAACATGCTCAGTTACAGTTAGTGTTTCGGACGCTGCATTTTCTACATTGCCGTTAGGTAACAACTACGGATGGCAAATAGACGGAAATATTATTGAAGCCGACGGATATATAGAACCTAAGAAAATTAAAATTTCGTTCTTAGACGAATATGATGACGGGCAGATCGAAAATCCTGACGCATTTGCCGACATAGTAGCTCCTGATTCAGTAAGTTTTCAAACACTTAAAAAAGATAAATTTGTATTTTTTAAGAGATCTGCAGACGAGTTAACTTATTCTATATTTGATGGTGCTGAGATTTTATCTTACCCTACAGAAGACAATGTACCTTTACCGTTAACTCAATACAATGACGGGCAACTATTTTATTTTTATGATGCGTCATTTGATGTAATTAAAAGTTATTCAACTAGTACAATAGATGCATTTACTTTAGAATCTAGTTATTTTGCTAAACCCGGGCGTCGAGGATTAACATTCCAATACAAACATAACAGCGGTGAAGATCGACGACTAGATCCAAGTAAGACAAACTTAATGGATATTTTTATATTGACTAAGAGCTACGACACTGACTATAGGAATTGGTTACTATCGTTATCTGGGGCTGAACCATTACCACCTACTAGTTCAACTCTAGAAGAAAATTATGCTTCTGCACTAGAACCAATTAAAGCTATCAGCGATGAACTAGTATATCAACCTGTAAAATATAAAGTTTTATTTGGAACTAAATCTACTAGAAATCTTCAGGCTACCTTCAAGGCTGTAAGAAATACAGCCAGATCAACTACAGACAACGAATTGAAAACAAAAATACTAGCAGCAATTGAAAATTTCTTTAGTTTAGAAAATTGGGAATTTGGGCAAACTTTCTACTTTAGTGAGCTATCGACATATATAATGAATTCATTAACACCAGATATTACAAATTTTATCATAGTACCAAAAGCAGAAATTCCATTTGGGAGTTTATATGAAATAGCCTGTCAGAGTAACGAAATTTTCATCAATGGTGCATCGATCAATGACATTGAAATTATTGATGCTATTACTGCTAATCAAATTAAAACTTCAGAAAATATTGTTAACAGCACCTCAGCGGGAGTATATTAATGTCAGATGACCTATCACAAGTAGCAGATAAAAACAATAGTCCGATGAGAAAATCGGCAAATCTGTTACCTGTATTATTTAGAACAGATAAAAACTCAAAATTTTTATCAGGCACTATTGATCAATTAATACAGACTCCTCAATTAAAACGAGTAGACGGGTGGGTTGGTGGAAAAATTACTCCTACTTATAATGTTGAAAAAGACTTTTATCTTGAATCTAATTCAAAATTGCGCCAAGATTATCAATTAGAACCAGCACTAATTATAACAGATGATATTTTAAGAATTATTAAATCGACATCTTACGATGATTTAATTAATCAGCTAGCGTTCGAAGGAGCAAATACTTCTAGAGTAGATAGATTATTTAAACCTGAATTCTATTCATATAATCCGCATATTGACTGGGACAAGTTTGTTAATTTTGAAAACTATTATTGGCTTCCTAATGGACCGGACTCTGTTGCCATAGGGAATCAGCAAAAAGAAATTGTCAGTACATATAATGTAACAGACACTGCTGACGGATTTTATTTTGTTTTTAGTCCGGACGGTCTAACACCTGCACCACAAGTAACACTTTATCGAGGTGTGACATATAAGTTTAATGTTGATTCAAAAAATCCTTTCTGGATTAAAACAAGCCGTGTTGACGGGAAAGAAGCGCCTTTCAGAGTTACAGAAAATAACGGTATCAAAAAAGGAACTATTACTCTTAAAATTGACCATACATCGCCGGCACTGCTGTACTTTGTATCTGAAAATGACAAGCTAAATGGCGGTGAATTTGTAATTAAAAGTATAGAAGAAAACAGTAGTATTGATGTAGAGAAAGAAATTATTGGAAAGAAAGACTATACTTCTTATAATGGAATAACACTGACTAACGGTCTAGTAATAGACTTTGTTGGAAATGTTACCCCTGTAAAATATAAAAATAAACATTTCATTGTCGAAGGTGTTGGAGATAAAATTAAATTAATTGATATTGATAGTTTAGAAACTCCAGAAAAATTTACATCAACATTTGACGAAAGATTCGATACACAAGCATTTGATCAGTATGCGTTTGACCAGTCAAATAACTTTCCAGAAACTCCTGAATACGTTACTATTAATCGATCAAGTCAAGATAAGAATCCGTGGAGTCGTTATAATCGTTGGTTCCATGAAGATGTAATTAAAACATCTGCAGAAGCAAATAAAATACCTTTGTTATTTCCTATCAAGAATAAAGCAAAGCGACCAATTATTGAATTTGTCGCTGACTTACAACTTGATAATTTTGGAAGTTTTGCAAAACCTAATGTACAATTTATTGATACATCTACAACTGATGCATTTACAGAAGTCGAAGGCAAGTTAGGGTATTATGTTGACGGGGTAGAATTAGGTCAAGGTGATAGAATTATTTTTACTGCCGACAATGACAGTTATGTCAATGGTAAAACTTTTTATGTTAACTTTGTTAAGATTGAAGATAAGTTTAAGATTAGTCTCGAAGAAGCTGACGATGTTACACCTCTAGATGGTGATTCTATTACTATTACCAAAGGTACAGCATACAGAGGCACTAACTGGTGGTACAACGGCACCGAGTGGGTACTAAGTCAGCAAAAAATAGCAATTAATCAAGCACCGAGATTTGACATTGTTGACAACAATGGAATAAGTTACAGTGACGAAACAGTATATAAAGGCGGGTTTATTGGATCTAAAATATTCGGTTATGCCATCGGTACAGGAACCAAAGATACAGTTTTAGGCTTCCCATTAAAATATAAAAACGTAGCTAATCAAGCGTACTACTTGTTTGAAAACTATTTTATGAACGAAACTAACACTATTATTGATACCAATGTTTCGTTTGATGTTAAAGTTGCAAGTGGGTTTATTAAGAAAAATATTTCTCGTGATACGGCGACATTTTTAAATGTTTGGTCAGAAACAGAAGAATATCAAATTCCTATTCTTCAATATAATATTATTTCTGAATCGACTACAGAAATTCAAATTACATCAGTTGATAACCCAGGATATCAAACACTAGATATTGAAGTATATGTCAACGAAGATAAGAAAGTATTGGGAACAGAGTATACTTTATTTGCATCAGGTAGAAATTATTCTGTAGTGTTTAAAACTGCACTATTAGTTGGCGATAAGGTATTGTTTAAAATTAAAACAACAGCAGTACCAAGTGCAACAGGTTACTATGAAACCTCTCCTGGATGGACGAATAATCCGTTAAATGGTCCTATTGGAGAATTTACACTATCTGAATTGTCAGACCATGTTAAAACAATGGTTGATAGACATCCAAACTTTACTGGAACATTCCCAGGTTCGAGTAATCTAAGAGATATATCAAATCTTTCAGCATACGGCACACGATTAATTTCTAATAAAAATCCCTTGGCGTTTGCCGGATATTTTATTGCCAATGACGAGTTTAATTTAATATCTGCTACAAGACTAGTAGGTCAACATTACAATCAATTTAAATTGGCATTGATTGATCAAATAACAAATTTATCCGGAGTCTATACGCCGTCTCGGGCACTTGATATTGCTCTTTATAATGTTAATGCAAATAAAGACATCATGTTCCCGTATTCAATGAGCGACATGATAGGGTATGGTACAGATGCAGTTACTAGAAATTACACAGTAACTGATAGTAGAAATACAGTATATTCTTTACTATCTAATTTTAATCTTACTGAGCTTTCTGAAAGATCGGTTATTGTATATTATACTGATACTAATGGAAATACCATACAACTAGTACACGGTACTGAGTATGAATTTGATCTATATGAGTCAAATGTACATATCAAAATACCTTTAACTAAGGGCGATGTAATTAGAGTAGACGATTATGCCAGTACTCGAGGATGCTATGTACCACCTACACCTACAAAGTTAGGATTGTACCCTAAGTTTGAACCAAAAATTTACATTGACGATACTTATGTAGAACCTCAGACAGTGATACAAGGACATGACGGTAGTATCATAATTGCATTTGGTGATAGCCGAGATGCAGTTATCCTTGAATATGAACGTAGAATATATAACAATCTTAAAATTCAATATAATCCTGAACTAGTTAACATTGATAAAATTTTTCCAGGAGCATTTAGAACTAATGATTATTCTCCAAAAGAAATTAATTCTATTCTTGCAAGAGAATTTTTAAAATGGGATGCTTTTTACGGATTTAATTTCTCACAGAATGCCACAGCCGGCGATGATCCTAAAACCTGGAATGTAAAATCAGGAAAAGATCTAATAACTAAGATGCCATTGCCTGGAGGATGGAGAGCTGTTTACAAATATTTCTTTGACACAGATCGTCCACATACGCATCCTTGGGAAATGTTAGGATTTAGAGAACAACCCGAATGGTGGGAAACTGAATACGGACCTGCGCCATACACACTAGGTAATACAATTTTGTGGAATGACTTAGAACAAGGGTTAATTAAAGATCCTATAAACACAGATATTAATCCCTTGTATGCAAGACCAGGACTGTCAAATATTATCCCAGTTGACGATAACGGTAATTTGTTAATGCCAACACAGGTAAACATTGCTACAGGTGTTGATTATCAATCCACTGATACTAATTGGGAATTTGGAGATCAAGGGCCTGTAGAAACAGCATGGAGGCGCAGCAGTTTATGGCCATTTGCCGTACAAATTTTAATGGCATTATCAAATCCGTCTTCTTATAGTTCTTTATTATTTGATACTAGTAGAACTAAAAAGAATTTAGCAGGACAATATACCTACGGTGATAATGTAGACTTTCATAGTTTTGATGTTTTAAAATTTTATCAAGATATAGTTGATGGTGCACCTTTACTAGCAGCTGGATATAGTGTATTTTTAATTGAAGCAGGTAAACAAAAGAATAGAAATTATCTTGAAAAGTTAAAAACAGATACTTCTTTTGTGTATTCAAAACTTACACATAAAATTGGCGGCTTTGTTAACAAAGACAAATTTAAAATAGTTATCGACAGTGTAAGTCCTTCAAGTGCAAGTCCTGGAGTTTTTCTTGCAAACAGCGACTATTCAATATTTCTTGATAAAAGCAGTCCAGTAAAGAGCATAGGTGTTAGCGGAGTAATTGTACAAAAAACAGACAAGGGTTACTCTATTAAAGGTTACGACACACAAAATCCGTACTTCAACTGTTATATGCCAGTGTTTACGACACTTGATCCAGCAGTAACAATTGGAGGGAAAAGTTCTCCTTTTGTTGATTGGGCCCCTTCAGCTTCAAATCCTATGTCAGGATTTGATACTGTCTCAGTTAGTACTAACGATGGTTATAGATTTTATAAACAAGGACAAATTGTAAGACATCTTGAAAGGTTCTATCGAGTCAAAGTAAGCCACAACTCTGGAACTACATTTAATACGGCCAACTTTCAGGCATTAGTTGAGCTACCTAAAATTGGTGGCATTACAATTAAAACTCCTAAGAAGTTTGAAAAAGTCGTTACTCTAATTCCTTACGGGACAGAGTATAATAGTATTACAGATATCTATGCAGTGTTGTTAGGATATGGACGTTGGTTAGAATCTGAAGGTCTAATATTTGACGAATATAGTAAAGAAGTTCAAGAAGTAGTTGATTGGAAATTCTCAGCAAAAGAATTAATTTATTGGTCGAGTCAAAATTGGGCAGTTAATAGTGTAATAACACTAAGTCCTTTTGCAGACAAATTAAAATTTAAAAATTCTTCAGCAGTTGTTGATAGTTTAACCAACGTGTTTTACGAATACAGTGTATTAAAAGCAGACGGCGCAGTACTGTCTAGTAAAAATATTTCTACTTACAGAGAAGAAAATGATTTTACATTAAAGACTTTGAATACAACTGACGGAATTTATTTTGCAAGATTAAATTTAATTCAGAAAGAACATACTCTAGTATTAAACAATTACACATTTTTTAATGATGTGATTTATGATGTAGAAACGGGATACAGACAACGCAGAATTAAACTTTCTGGATTTATTACAGATAATTGGAACGGAGACTTATTCAGTCCAGGGTTTATCTATGACGAGGCAGAAATAGAATCTTGGTCTCCGTACACCGACTACGCAATCAGTGATGTTGTTTTTTATGCAGGAAATTATTATACCGCTATTGTCAAAAGCATCGGAGCGGACACATTTAATTTTAACGAATGGTCGGTCCTAGGTAGTAAACCTGTAGCAGAGCTCTTACCAAATTTTGATTATAAAATTGCACAGTTCGATGATTTTTATAGTCTAGATATTGATAATTTTGATCAAAGTCAGCAGTCGCTAGCACAGCATCTTATTGGATATACTCCAAGACCTTATCTTGATAATATCTTTACTAATGCAATTAGTCAGTATAAATTTTATCAAGGGTTCCTTAAAGAAAAAGGCACACGTAATACAATTGACAGATTAAGCAAGGCCAGCGTAGTTTCCCAAGGAAGCTATATAGATTTTTATGAAGATTGGGCGGTGCGTATTGGCGAATATGGATCATTTAGTACAGACCAATCATTTGAAATTATTCTAAACGAATCAGAATTTAAAGAAAATCCTCAAATTATTAATTTTGTTCAGACAAAACCTGTAGTTACTAAAGATTATATTTCGTACATTGAAGAAAAAGATATACTAATAAAACCTGATAATTACAATAATAGTCCTTTTTCCGTTACAAAAAAATATAGTAGTATAGCCAGCACATTACCCGTAGCTGGGTATGTGAGGATTGATGATGTAACTGCTACTGCATATAATAGAAATAGTTTATTAGACATTGCTAATAACAGAACACTCAAAGACGGTAACACTGTATGGATCGGATTTGAAGACAACGGCGACTGGGGAGTTTATCGATATACTCAACTATCTTCTAAAATTATCAATGTTGAAATTTATATTCCAGGAACCTCGTTAATAGTCACTACAGATTCTTTCCATAATTTATCTGCCGGTGATATAATAAGTATTTCTCAGTTCGATCCGTACATTGACGGAGTATTTGTTGTTGATGTTGTTACAGATTTAAATCAAGTTATTGTACAGTCACAGTTAACAGACTTAACAATCCCGTTTGACCCGTCGGTGGGACTACTGTTTAAATTTGTTAGTTCTAGATTTAATACATTTGACGACCTAGTATATCTGCCAACTTTTGACAGATTCAAAGACAAAGAAAAAGTTTGGATAGATAACAATGGATCAGACAAATGGGCAGTGTATCAAAAAAATAATAATTTTGATTCTACTCTTTACGGATCACCTGATAATTTTGGAGCCGATGGTAATCAAAGATATGGATATTCAATTGTTGGAAATACTGACGGTAGTAAATTAATTGTTGTTGCACCTGATTATAAATCAACATTATCTCCGTCTTACGGCAGATTGTATGCCTACAACAAAACAGGGAAAGGCACAGACGGACTAGTTTATGCTGGCAGCAGAAATAATAATCCATCATCTATCTCAACATTTTTTACCGGAACAAATGTTCCTATGTTCGGTCAATCAATTGAATTTGATGAAAGCAGCGGTTGGGCAGTCGTAGGTGCTCCTAAGGCATCACACGTTAAGTATAGCAATACATCTAGTTATTTTACAGTAGTGAATATTAATAATACTGCGTCAAACAAAATTGAAGAGGGACTAATCCAGCTTATTAAATTTGATTTTGAAAAACCTAATGCGGCAGCTATTGATAGGGCAGTGTTTACCAGTCCTCTACCACAGTCGTATGCACAATTTGGTTGGGACGTTGCTGTGGCTTCCGATACAAATTCTGCTAAGTTTGTTATTGTATCAGCTCCAGGATTTAATAACAATGCTGGAACAGTATTTTATAGTACACTTGATCTAAATACTAATGTTGTATCTACTAGTACATTAGTCGATTTTGCAGGACAGGTAGATTTTATTCCTGCAACGGGTGATAGATTTGGTCATAGTATAGCGTTAAACAAAGGAACTGTTAAAAGATCGGCAGTATCTGCTCTAGGCGGCGGCTATGTAAGAGTAACTTCATTCCTCCCTAATTCTACTATTATCACAAAAGATATTACCGACGCTGATTTATCTAGTCATGTCAAAGTTGGTGACAATTTTGGAGAAAAAATACTATTAGACGGCGACGGCGACTATCTTTATATTTCGGCTCCTAAAGCATTAGGCGATAACGGAAAAATTGGCAAAATTTTTGTGTTTAAAGCAGAATATAATTCGTTAGGAGACCTAGTTGACTACGCATTGTCGCAGATTATTTCAAATCCGTTTGTTGATAACGGATATGATTTTGGTGCTAATATGAGTTTATCGCCTGATGGAAAAACTTTGATAGTGTCTAGTATTGGTTCAACTCATCGTCCGTACCTAACATTTGACACATATTCAAAACAAAAATCAGGATCACCAAAATATATACTTGACCCAAAGAGTACACCAAGAGATTCTGCTACAACCTTTGATTCAGGAACAGTGGGATTTTATTCTACAGTAAGAAATTCGGGTGCTGTGTTTACTTTTATACGTAAACAAGAAAAATTTGTATTTGCTGAAGAATTATTTGACAATAGAGTAACAACAAATCAAGTATATGGAAAGAGCATATTTGCCTCAAATAGTTATGTATTAATTGGAGCTCCGGGACAAGACTATACAGATAATCAATCGGGTGCATTGTATCTTTATGAATCTAAATCTAATAGTTTAGATAGTTGGTACCCATTAAGAGAAGAATCAGAGCTAGTGGATCTAGATAAAATTAAAAATGTTAAGACCATTGATACAGAATTAGACAGTATTGTTGATTATCTAGAAATTATTGATCCAATTAAGGGTAAAATTTCTGGACTAGCAGATCAAGAATTGCGTTATAAATCATTGTTTGATCCTGCAATTTACTCAATTGGAGTACCGGGAGTATCTGCAGATACTACTGCTAACTGGTTAGATGAGCACGTTGGTGAACTATGGTGGGATCTAGGATCAATAAAATATACGCAATACGAACAAGGCGAACTAGAATTTAGAAAAAATAACTGGAACAGTATGTTCCCAGGGTCTATGGTTGATGTCTACGAATGGGTAGGCACTCCTTATCTACCTAGCCAATGGTCGGCAATTTCAGATACCAACGAAGGCCTTGCACAAGGAATCAGCGGACAACCAAAATTTCCTGACAACTCAGTTATATCTGTAAAACAAGTATGGGATCCTATTTCTAACTCTTTCAGTAATTTTTATTATTTCTGGGTAAAAAATAAAACTACAGTTCCCACAGGAGCACAAAGAAAGATCAGTGCTTATACTGTTGCAACAATAATTGCAGATCCTAAAGCACAGGGAATTAAATTTGCAAGTATGATTGCTGAAAATGCAGTGATGCTAACTAATATGCAACAAAGTGTTGTTGGAACAAAAATTAATCTATCAATTAATTTAGATACAATTGAAAATATTAACAACAAACATACAGAGTGGCTATTATTACAAGAAGGTAATAAGTCAAGTCTACCTCCCAAAAAACTAATTAACAAAATATTAGATAGTCTAGTAGGAATAGATAGTTCAAATAATACTATTCCTGATGAAACATTATCAGTTAGAAATCGATACGGTATAGGAATTAGACCGAGACAGACAGTATTTGTAAACAAACAAGGTGCTCTTCGAGTTTTAGTTGAGTATGCAAATAATATACTTAAAAAGAATAATATTGTTGACTATGTTAATTTAACTAGATTTTTGAATAAAGACACTCCTCCTAATCCTTTATTGGGACAATATGATTTTCTAGTTGAAGATCTTATTGAAAGAGATTTTAGCATTGTTACTCGTAATTTAAAACAAGCAGAATTAACATGTGATGTAGTAAATGGAAGAATTGTTAATGTAGTAATTGTTAATAGAGGATATGGATATAAGGCTGCAAATTTAAAATCAGCAACTTCAAATTCATCATCAGAAAACTATATTGGCCCAACTGTTATTGTAGCAGGTAGCGGTCGTGGTGCAATAGTTGAAACAGAAATTAACATTGTAGGACAAGTTGTTAAGACAACTATTGTTAATGCAGGTACTGGATATATCACTTCCCCAACATTAACAGTTCGACCGTTCACGGTTATTGTATCAGTAGACACTACCGTTAATAATAAGTGGAGCAAATACGAATGGAACTATACTAATAAAGAATATTATAGAGTTTCGTCTCAAAGCTACGATACTACAGCTTATTGGAAGTACATTGATTGGGTTGAAAATGAATTTAACAACGCACAAGATATACTAGCAACTATTGATGAACCATATCAATTATCTGCACTAGTTAATGTTCCCGAAGGCAATTATATTAAGATTAGAAATGCGGGCGATGGTAGATATATTATCCTGCGTAAAATTCTTAGTACTCAACTTTCAGGAACATACAACAGCCAGTACGATCTAGTATATCAAGAAGCTGGAACAATTCAGTTATTGGATTCATTATGGAATTATTCAGAATCAATTTATGGGTTTGATCAAATTGCCGGATTCGATCAAACATTATTTGATCAAACTCCGATTAAAGAAATTAACAATATTTTCTTAGGATTACTTGAAGATGTTTTTGTTCGAGAATTGAAAGTATACTACAACTTGTTATTCTTTAAATTAGTTAAGTATGCTCTAACAGAACAAAAATCTTTAGACTGGGTATTCAAAACATCTTTTATTAATGTTATAAATTATGCAGGATCTTTGGATCAACGCCCAGTATACAAACTGAATAACGAAAGTTATTATCAAAGCTATATTGAGGAGGCGAAACCTTATCATACCAAGATAAGAAATTTCTCTGCAAATTACACAGCAACAGATATTACTCAATCTGTAACTACAGACTTTGATTTACCTTCAGTGTATGATACTACTAATAAACAATTTACACCTATTACATTTGGTAGACCAGAACTAACAGTGTATCCGTGGAAAGCCTGGGCTGAAAATTATAGCTATTCAGTTGAGTCTGTACAGGTCTATAACGGTGGCGCAGGATATGATACTCCGCCTGTAGTAGAAATTGTTGCACAAGCGGGCGACACTGGCAGCGGAGCTAAGGCAGTGGCTTATATTGCTTTAGGTAAAGTGACTCAAGTAATTGTAACAGATACAGGATCTGGTTACACTGCTACTCCTTTGATAAATCTTATTGGCGGCGGTCCATCGACGCTAACACCGGCTAAAATCAGTGTTGTTATGTCAAACAATAAAGTTAGATCAAGTACTATCAAAATAAAATTTGATCGAGTTGCAGGATATAACGAAATCACTTCTAAAGATGCTGAAGATAAATTCATTGCATCTGGGTTAACTAACAAGTTTGAATTAACATGGGCACCAAACCCAGATAAAAACTTTATCACAGTTAAACTCAATGGTATAAGAGTATTGTCAGGCGATTATTCGATCAATACCTTTACTGGAAAATTTAGAGGATACACTAAAAAATACGGTTCTTTAGTGTTTGATACTATCATTCCTAAACGTACTGAAATAACAATTGAATATCGTAAAGAGACGTCTTTATATAACGCAATAGATAGAATTAGAGATTATTATGAGCCTACCTCTGGTATGCCTGGAAATACAGCTACGCTGTTAATGAACGGGTTAGAATATCCAGGAGTAACAGTTGATACTTTACCTTTCGGCTTATCTAGCGGATTTGACACCTTACCTTTTGGTATAAACAACTGGGATGATTTTATTCCTGAAGAACGTGCCTATCTAATAAAAGGACCAAGAGTATCAGCTAAGTTTAATTCTTCAAATGTTAATCCAACAACTAGCACATTCTATTTTGATCTAATTAATTACCCAGATGTTAAAACAGTTAAAGTTGGATCTACAACCACTGCATTAACAACTAATACAATTTACACAGTAACCTCGTCTACTTATAAAGGTGGTAGTGTTTCTCAGTGGGCAGTAAGCCTTTCATCATCTACTGTTGCAAACACTACAGGCACTGTGGTATTTTTAAATCCAAATCCTTACACTTATCAACTAGATTTTATTCCTGAGCTAAATGAATCAATTAACGTCTATGTTCAAACTCTTAACACAGTAACTAATAAATTTATCACAATAAGAATTGACGGAAGCACTGCTACAAATCCTGATGCCTTTATGCCCACTTTTGTTGGTAACGGATATCAGAGTACCGTAACAGTTACTAAGATCTACGACTCTACTGCTACTGTAATTTTTAGAACACAGTCAAGTGACGGTAGTAGTTCTATTGTTGATCCCGATCTTGATACATATATTTCAGGTGGCGGCTACTATACAACTTTAGATGGTAAGTTTGTCGTAACAAAATCAGAAGACTACGAAGATATCAACATCGATGGTGATGCATTTGTTAGTGTTACCAACAGCTACGGCCCAGAAGAAAATCTTCCAGGTCGAGTATCAGATAGTTTAGGAATTAATATCTTTACCTATCCGGAAGCTGGCACTGGTATTGTCGTTAATAAAAAATATTATATCGAAGCCGGTAATGACAGATACTCTATAGGAATTATTCCTCCAAACATTAGTTCAGTTGAAGTAATCAAAGATGGCGTTGTATTAACTTATGGCATTGACTTTGATATCGATTTTACTACAAATGAAATTGTATTATTAGACAGCCCATTAATTAATATTCAAGGGCCGTACTTTAGTTCGACAGAAGTTCTTCCAAGAAAAGAAAACATTAGTTTTCCAATAGCATCAACCGCAGGTGATGATACATCAACGGGTCCGTACTCATTAGGATTTGAATGGAACATGTTTGGTTTTGTCTACGATGAAGTGTACGTAGGAACTAATGGATATCTAACATTTGGCAGTGGCAATTCAAGTTGGACACCCTTACAATTAGGATTCCTAACTCAGCCTGCAATTTATATTGAGTATTGTGATTTATGGCAGGCAGTAGGTAGTTCAGGACAACCTTTAGATACAGGGGAAGTTCCTGGCTTATTCCTAAGTAACGGCACTATTGGTGATTTTATATATTGGAGATTAAGATTCCAAGGTTCACACTATAATAAAAGAAATCAATCACCGACAGTGCCTGCATATCAATACGAAGTTACTTTGTATAGCAACGGAACAGATCAATATGTCGAAATGATCTATGAAAACACATGGCGCGAAGCAAACTTCAATGGTGATCTAGGATTTGTTACAGGTATTGCTACAGGCAGAACAGGAACTACGAATGGTACAGGAGTTGAAGTAGACTACACACAAATTCTCAATAATACTAGTCATGTATTTTACAGCACTATTAATGGCGGAAACTGGCAGTATGCAGGGCAAGGTAGCTTTGATGCGTTTAGGCAAACATCGTTTACGCCTCAATTTATGTCAATTACTACCATGAATGTTGGCGGAAAAAATCTAATAGACAAAGTTCATTATGCTATAAGTTCTGCTACAGGAAGAAATAATTTTGAATTAGCAGTCAGCAAGAATAACATCAACAGTGCATATGTCACAGTTAACGGAGTTAAATCGACTAGCTATATATTGGTAGGAACTACAGGTAGAGCAATTGTAAGATTTACTAATAATCTAAACTATGGAGATGTACTGCAAGTCTGGGCATTCGGTGGTGAGCATAAAGCGTTTAGCGAAGTAAATGACGAGTACTTCACTGCAAATATAGGAACCAGTACGTTTACTTTATCGCAACCTCCTGGGGTAATTGGCCCGTTGCATAGTCAAATTGTTGTAGAAAAGAATGGAACAAGATTAAGTCCTCCTGATACGGTTTACTATATTGCAGAAGCAAATCAATTGACATTCTCTTTTGAACAGCATTACGATTATCCGCAGGGTCTGCCAGACATGGCACACTTAGAAGTTTATGTTAATGGTGTTAGAAGAAACTTTGGAGCAAATTTAACTCTTCGACAAGAAGAAAATTTAATTGAATTTGCAGAAAATACAATTTCAATCGGTGATGCTATTGCTATTACAATTCTTCGTGATCATGATTATATTGTTCAAGGACAAAGTTTGATCCTTACTGATAGAGTAAGTGTTGCTAGCTCGAGCACAGTAAAAGTCACCACTTTTACTAATCATGATAATTCGTTGATTAGACGAGAAAGATTCCCTGGTAATGGCAGCGGTATTTTTAGGCTTACTCGACCTGCACTAAGCACAAATTATATTTGGGTTGAATTAAACGGAAAACCGTTGACTAAAGATATTGACTACAGATTAGAAAGTGATCAAAAAACAGTACTATTGAGATCGTCATTAAATGTTCAAGGTTCTGATACTGTGGTTATAATGAGTGTAGTTGATAAAACAAACGAATCTCTTTTAGGTTATAGAATCTTTAGAGATAACCTAGGAAGAACACATTATAAACGTCTAAGCAGCGGAAATTCTACTCAGTTAGCTGCTGATTTATTAGCATCAGATACTGAGATAACAGTAGAAGACGCTAGTGTGTTAACCCCTCCTTATATTCCTGCTATAAATCTGCAAAATACTGCTATAAATTATCGTCCTGGTATTATACTTGTTAACGGTGAACGTATTGAATTCTACAAAATGGAAGGCAATAAACTAAGTAGTCTACGTAGAGGAACACTAGGGACTGGAGTTAAGACACTACACAAAGAAAGTTCTATTGTTGTTGACCAAGGTGCAGGACAAACAATTCCTGTAGAACAGTCTGTTAAAACTTGGACAACTGCTACTACCTATTGGGCTACAGGCAACGACAATATTAGATATGGAACTTCAACTTGGGATTTAAGTACGCTATCTGCATTGACTTTTAGCACATCTACTTCAACGCAATATCAGATTGATGTATTTGTACAAGGACGTCAATTAACAAAACCTGGTTTAGAATATGTTAGAACAAGAACAGATATTGCTTATGATTCTGATTCAGTTAATTCTTACGGAACATCTAGTAACGAAACAATAGTTTCAGGATTTTCAATAACAGGTACTAATGTATTAGTTCTTGCAGATCTTCCAAGAGAAGACGCTGAGATCAAAGTAGTAATTAAGTCTGATATGGTAACAGGATTTGAATATTCTAATGTACATCTACGTAATACAGCACAAACACAGTTCTTGTTAGAGAGCCCATCTTTTGTGCCAGATAAATATTACTATGGTCAGAACACCACAACAGATCAATATCTAACATTAGAATTTGGAGATACTCTGGACAGCGAGACAGGAAGTCCTTTAATAGGTTTATAACATGGCAAAAATATCACAATTATCAACATTAACCAACGTAACGGACGAAACAATATTTCCTGTTGTTTCTAGCGGAACCAACTACAAAGTAGTTTTTAGCGACTTTAAAGCACAAATTCAAGCATCGGCACAAGGATCAACTGGTGCAACAGGTTTGCAAGGTGCTACAGGAGCAGGCTCAACAGGTGCTACTGGCGCACAAGGTGCTACTGGTCCTACAGGAGCAACTGGATCCAATGGATTAAATGGTGTTGACGGTTCAACAGGTGCAACCGGAAATATCGGTAGTACAGGCGCTACAGGAGATATTGGCGCAACTGGTCCTGAGGGTGCAACCGGCGCAGGTGCAACTGGTCCTGAGGGTGCTACTGGCAGTACAGGTGCTACTGGTCCTCAAGGAGCAACTGGTGAAGGTGCAACAGGCCCTAACGGTGCTACTGGCGCACAAGGCGCTACAGGACCCGATGGCGCAACAGGCCCTGAAGGTCCGATTGGTAATACCGGCTATCAAGGTGCAACAGGTGCTACAGGTCCAGACGGCGCAACAGGTGCAACTGGTCCTAAAGGAGACACTGGTGATCCTGGAGGTGCTACTGGCCCACAGGGAGCTACTGGTGCTACTGGTCTA